TTTTATCCTACTCCAAGTTGTATGGTTAAAGAATTGATTGAAGGTGGATTCTTCAATGAATTACTTGATGTTGATATTCTCGACCCTTGTTGTGGTAAGTATGCTATTGGTAATGTTTTAAGAGAGTATGGGTTTACGAATATTATTGAGCGAGATTTAATGTATGGGCAGAACTTTCTTTATGATATTTATAATGGTGCGAGAACTTATCCACCTTATGAATTTATTAATTACAAGAAACAGGGTAATTATGAACTGGAAGTGTACCTAGATAATATAGATGTTATTGTTATGAATCCACCGTTTAAGGAATTTAATGGATTTGTTCAGAAAGCTAAAGATGTTGCTGATAGAGTTTACTGTATTGGTAAAATGAATTTCTTTGGTGCTCATGACAGAAATGTAAACGGACTGTGGGAACATCTTGAATGGGTACTTCCTTTTGACAGACAGATTGCATTTGATAAACCTGAAGATGAAAACGGATTAGTTGAGTGCGGAATGATTGTAAGCTGCTGGATGATTTGGAATAAGAATTATGATGGTGAGCCTAAAATAAAAGTTTTAGATATGCAGAAATATATCAAACAGAAATCTAACATTAAATAAATGGCAAGAGTAGTGTATGATGGTTGTAAAATTATTGTAGACGCAGCCAGACTTAATGTAGACAAATTAAACGACCTCGCAGAAAAGTTTAATGCCGAGTATCTTCCGGCATTAAACGCTTTCGCATTTAACAGAACTATAAACAGTGTTCTTGAAATTGCTAAAATTGAAAATGCAATTTTCGATGAATCGTTTTTGAATCTCAAATCTAAAATCGACAAGGCTGTTCAAAAGAAACAAGATGAGATAGCAGCTTTGAATCTTCCTGAATGTATGTATCCTTTCCAGAAAGAAACTGTATGGCAGATGTTGAAAATGACAGGAAATATTCTGCTTGCGTCGGATATGGGTTGTATTGATGGTGAAGCAATTGTTCGTGTTAGAAGATGTGAAACCACTAAGCAAATGAAACTCAAAGATTTGTATACACGTTTTCATAGTAAAAGGTTAGAAGAAAAATATACTCTCAAGGAACAACCAATTTATATAAGAGGTTTTGATGGAACATATTATAAACAAAACGAAATAATAGATGTTCTTGATAAGGGTGAGAAAGAGTGCATAAAACTTATTCTCGAATCAGGTAAGGAAATAATTCTTACTCCAGACCATGTTGTTTTTACAAAAGAAGGTGAAATAAAATCTGAAGATTCATTAAATAAATTTATCATGGTTGAAAATAAACATCATAAAAAAGAACCACCTAAAGTTTGTAAAATATGTGGCTCAACAGAAAATATTATACATCGTAGAGGAGCTGTTTATTTTGGCTACTGTCATGACTGTATGAAAAAGAATAAAAAAGAACATGGAGCTTATGTAGATGATTATAAAGAAGTTATAGACCGTGATGGATATGTTGTTCTTCAGGGTAAGATGTTTTCAGATTATAAAGGAAAAAAATCAAGAAACGGAATACCAAAACATCGTTATGTTATGGAACAATATTTAGGAAGGTTGCTCAGAAGTGATGAAGTAGTTCATCATATAGACCGTAATAAATTAAACAATGATATATCTAATTTACAATTAGTTACAAAAGAAGAACACATGCGTATTCATCAGGAATTGGAAACTTGGTATGCAGCTTTTCATTGTGTTCCATCTTATGAAAAAGTTATAAATATTGAAAATGTTGGAAAACGTCATGTATATGATGTTAAGGTGAAAGACCATCATAATTTTCTTGCAAACGATATTCTTGTACATAATTGTGGAAAATCATGTATGACCATAGAATATCTGGCATGTGCTGCAAAACATATTGAATGTTATCCTGTTGTCGTAGTATGTCCTGCAAGTTTGAAAACCAACTGGGCTGTGGAATTCAAGAAATGGAATACGTCTGTAACTACATACGTTGTAAATGGCCGTACATCTTATGAAGACCTTTATGTTCTCAATAGTGCTAAACAGGCAGATGTGGTTATAATCAATTATGATATTCTCGGTATAGATGATAAGGAAGCTCAGAAGAGAGAAAAGGAAAGAATTAAAGTTGCTAAGGAAAAAGGATATCGATATCGCAAAGCATTTATTCCTATTTCCGGTTGGGTAGATTATATCAATAAAGAAATCAAACCTGCCGTTTTAGTATGCGACGAGTGCCAGGCTATAGAATCATCAAAAACTGTACGAACAAGAGGTGTTACTCAGATTGCAGTAAATGAGAATGTTCAGAAGATTATGCTTAGTGGAACACCTTTCGATACAAGGGTTGCACAGTTTTATAACGTTTGTCATCTTCTTGCTCCTGATTTGTTTCCGAAAGAATGGGATTTTAAACAGAGATATTGTGCTCCACATTATAACGGATTTGGATGGGAATATAAAGGCGCCAGTAACATTCCTGAACTCAGAGAGAAATTATCAGGTATTATGATTAGACACATTAAGGAAGAAGTGCTTTCACAGTTACCTGAGAAACAGAAGATACCAATTTATTTTGACATGGATAAGAATAGCCGCAAGGTTTATGACAGTATGGAAATGGAACTTGCTGAACAGGAAGAAGGAATACATCAGTTTGCTTATCTTGCTAAAATGAGGGAAGCTCTGGTTGATATTAAACTTGAAGCTGTCATTCAGTTTATAAAAGATATGCTTGAAGTTGAAGATAAACTTGTAGTGTTTACATTTCATAACAGAATGTATGATGAACTTATGAAAGTATTCGGTAAACAGGCTGTAGGTATAAATGGTTCCGTACCAAGTGAGAAACGTCAGGAAATGGTGGATGCTTTTCAGAAAGATGAAAATGTAAAAATATTTGTCGGACAAACTCAGGCAGCAAGTACCGGAATTACATTGACTGCAAGTCATACAGTTATATTTACCGAATGGGCAAGTACAATCTCGCAGATGGAACAGGCTACGGACAGAATTCACAGAATAGGCCAGAAGGCTGAGAGATGTTTGATTTATTACCTGATTGTAAAAGATACTGTTGATGAAGACCCTTATTACAATCTGAGTGAACATTATGCTGATATGAAAGCTGTTATGGATGGAAATACTGAAGCAACTTTCCTGGATATCAATGAATCTATGATAGCCAGAGTAAAGCAGCGAAAACTTATGAAAAATAAAAAAGGTGTTCAGATAGAATATGAGTAACCCGAAAATTATCTTGATTCTATAATTAAGGTATGGAAATCAAAGAAAAATTAAACAAAGCAATTATTAAGAGACAGTCAAACATTGAACTGTTGGCTCAGCGTAAACAAAGACTTGAAGAAATTAAAACTGAAACTGAGGAAGTTTTGAAGTCCTTATCTGTCTGTCAGGAAGTTGCAAAAGAAGTACAGAGTCAGTTGTCGGTGAAGATTGAAACGATAACTAATCTCGGATTGGAGACACTTTTTGGTGATGAATACAGTTTCAAACTTGAGTATGTTACTGCTCGTGGAAAAACCGAAGTTGAGTTTAATCTGTATGATAAAATGGGTAATCAGATAGACCCTATGGTACAGTCGGGTGGCGGGTTGGTTGATGCTATGACACTCTGTCTTCGTATTGCGGTCTATAATATTTCTCATGTAAATAATACAATTGTATTTGATGAAGCTATGAAATTCTTATCAAAAGGTTTTAGGGAAAAAGCAGCTGAGTTAATTCATACACTTTCCGAGAGATTGGGATTACAGATTATTGAAGTAACTCATATACCTGAGTTTATGGAAAATAGTGATAAACAGTTTGTTATTAAGAAGATAAATAAGGTGAGTGAGGTAGTATAAATGAGAAAAATATTTGTAGACCTTTTGGTAATTGCTGTAATGGCTGTCATTGTATTTCTTTTACCTGAAGACATTCTTACGAGATTGATGGTTGCATATTGTGTTGCAGTATTGATTTATTATATTACAGATAAAGGTTGGGAGAAGAAATGATTGTTTATATTTTTGAATCAGTTTGTATTGTGTTCAATATTTTAGTTGGTTTTTATAACCTTAAATCTAATCATAAGGTTGGAACAATTAATCTTGTATTAGCAGCTATACTTATCATCCTTACCGTTATAATGGCTGTTCAGGATATAAAGGCATATTTTTATAACAAAGAGATTAGAAAGAAATATGAGAATAAGGAGAAGAAATAATGGAACTTTATAGTACATCAGATTTTTTAAGAGACTTTTATAATCGTATTCCGAATGAAAATAAAGCTGAAATGTTGAAAATGTATAAGCAGGCTATGAAAGATACATTTAAGAATAATAAAAATAATAAGGAGCAAAAAGAATGTTCCAAGAAGGAATGTATAATATCAGACTTGAGCTGATAGACATAATGGACAGAATAGATGCAATTGTAAAAGATAAAACAATCACTGACCAGCAGAGAACAGACGCAATAGCTGCTCGTGATTTTATCTATGTTGGATTTACAAGAGTTAAACAGTGCTTGGAGGATAAGAAATGATAAAAGAAGAGGAAATTAAAGAACTCAAATCAGAAATAGAGTTAATGAAAAAAGTAATAATTGCTCTCGCAAAGATTACTGTTACCGCAGGTTTCAATTGTTCTTATCCAGAGGAAAATGAATTTTATGACCTTGTCTCAAAAATGTTAAGGAGAGTGAATAAATGAATAGAAAAGCTAAACGAAATAAGTATAAGGATAAAATCAACAGACTGAACATTAGGATTAATGAAATTAAAGAAGAATACAACAAGTATTTTGATAAATGGTATGATACTACCTGTGAATTAGATAAATCTAAAAAGGAGGTTGAGAAATATAAAGATAGATATTACGAACAGTTAAAGAAAGAATTTTTAGACGGAAGAAAAGAATTACTTACTGTTTCGGTAAATGTTGAAAAGAATATCCTTCCTTATCCGCAGAGTATAAATAAAGAGTATGTAGATAATGAACGTAGGAAATATCTTTGTAATCAGATTGCTCAGTATCTATATGATAATCAGCAGGCTTTTCAGGTTGTAGAGCATGATACTTATACAAGATATAACTTGATTCTTGTTCAGAATAATCCTGATAAAAGAGGTGTTACTGAAGAAGATTTTAATAATATGATTGCACGTTATGGTGATGAAGATTATATGGCATCACAGTTAAAAGGTAGAAGTTCTAATATAAGATTACGTTTTGGTGATGAAATAGAATCGCCTTTTGTGAGGTAAGATAAATGATACAGAGTATGAGTTATGATAAATTAAATCGGGAATATCACAGATTATTGAAATTAATTAAACAGGCAAGAGAAATTATGATTATGGGTAATAAACAATCAACTTATAATTCTTTTGAAGTTGAAGGTAAGTATTACGATATGATTGATAAGTTTTTAGAAGATACTAAGGAGTTTGAAAATGTTTGAGAAAGAAGTAGAACAATGGGCTGCAACAAAAAGATTTAATTCGTATGAACAGAAACAATTTGCAATTGCTAATTTTAAGGATGGTCTTGGCTTTGGTTATAACAAGGCTAATGAATGGCATTATGTGAAAGACGAACTTCCAGACCATAATGGACAATTCTATGTTGCCTTAAAAGGTCAGACGGAAACATTCATTCTTAATTATGATTATGACGAATATGATGAAAGTAAAATGGTATGGCTTGATAATAATGATACTAATTTTGACAATGAAGTATATGCCTGGTGCGAGAAACTTAAAGCACCAAAGGAGAAATAAATGAGTAGACATCTGATAACAGCAGACTGGCATATAAGAAGCACTGTACCAAGTTGTATTGAAGCAACACCTGAAGAATGGATGGATTTTCAAAAGAAGTCTGTACATAGAGTTCTTGAGATTGCTAAAGAAAATGATGTAGATGAAATAGATGTTGGTGGAGATTTATATCATAGTGAAAGAACATCTACAAATGAATGTACATACATTCTTCAAGATGCCGCTCAAGAAGCTGATGAACAA